GGTCGGTCAATTCATATCTCGGTGTGCTCGGCCATTATGCCAGCTATAATCTGCGCAGTCAACTGTTTATGACGCCCGAACTGATGAAGATAGGATATTTCGACCACGATGTGCTGAATTTTTCGCTGTGGTAAACCCGAAACGGATTATTGTAGATAGGTAGAAACCAAAAATATTTCGAGGATATGACAAACAAGATGTGTGGACAGAGCGCCGACTTCGCTCTGGTGAAGCAGGACAGAGGGCGCACCATAGTGGGCTACGAGCTACAGCGCCCCCAGGGTAGCGAACTATATAACTGGTTCGAGGTGTATTTCTATCGTAAGCAGGGCGACCTGCCATCGCTGGAGCAGGTGAAACGAGCCATCGAGGACGACATAAACGAGCAGGTGAAGGCCAAGATCATCGGCGGATTCACATGGAACGACCACCCCGTGTGGCTGAGCGAGGAGAATCAGATGAACTTTGCGCAGGCCGTGTGCCCCGTCACACTGAAGGTGGGCGAGCAGGAGGACGGCACGCCTATATACGAGACATTCGAGACACAGCAGCAGATGCAGGAGTTCACAGCCGCATGCGTGGCGTGGAAGCAGGAGTGCCTGGCAGCCGGATGGCGACGCAAGGACGCAATAGACTGGCAGGAGTATGCCGACGCGCTGGAGGCGCTGAAGCCGAAAGACGAGTAAATTTAAAACCCCAAAATAAGAAGGAACTATGAACAAGAAAGTAAAGACCAAGGAGGTGCTGGCAGCATGGCAGGTGCTGAGTCAGGCCAAGTTTGACAAGCTGGACGACAACGAGAAGGTGCACGTCTTCCACATCGGCCAGGAGTTGAAACCCATCGCCACCGCATTCAGCGACTACAGCGCCGACGCGATGGAGAAGATGAAGCCCTCGGGCGACTTCCAGGAGCGATGGGATAAGGCTAAAATCTACGAGACGATGACCCAGAACCCCAACGCCAACATGGACGAGCTGCCGATGGGGCCGGCCGAGTATAAGGACTTTATGCTGAAAGATTATTTTAAGTTCGACCGCCTATGGCGCAAGGCCATCAAGGAGGAGGGCGACAAGGAGGTGACGCTGAAGTTTGCCCCACTCGACGAGAGCACACTGTTCCAGTTGGCCGATGCTAACAAGTGGAACGTAGACCAGAGCACCGCCGTGGCCGCAGTAGTATGTAAGTAAACCCGAATAAAGATAGCAGAGAAATGGACGCAAGAACAATGGAATGGCTGTCACTCAGCTTCGGTGGAATATTCGGCTGGATAGTGGGCAAGTTCGAGCCCGCCTTCCCGCTGATCATCATCGCAACTCTCTTTGTGCTCTACGATGCGTGGAGCGCCTACGAACTGGACAAGCGCGTGCACATAATGTACCCCAAGCGCAAACGCCAGGAGGCCAAGTTTATGAGTTATAAGTTCAGGCAGGTGATACCCACACTGACCGAGCGCTTTGTCATCATACTGCTGGCCTTTTGTGTAGAGCGGTGGGTGTTTGTCCACATCAACGTACCCGTCAGTTATATTGCAGCCGGCGTGGTGTGTGCCGAGCAGATGCTGAGCATAGCCGAAAACAAGGCCAGCTGCCGACTGCCAGGCGACAAACATGCACGAGTGTGGAAGCTACTGGCCAAGGTGCTAATCGACAAGACCGCGAGGCACTTTGACGTCGATGCTTCGATTCTCGATGACGATCTACAGAATATGGAGAAGCGACAGAATGAGATAGAACCAAACAACGAGCTATGATATGGAACTGACACTGGAACGAATAGCACGCCGCGACACTTACACCATCGGGCGACTATACATAGACGGCAAGCGATTCTGCGATACGTGCGAAGACACCGACCGCGGACTACGACAAGACCTGCCACTGAGCGTAAACCAGGCCAAGAAGCGCCGAGGCATCACCGCCATCCCCACAGGCCGCTATCGTGTGACGCTGGATGTGAAGAGTCCCAAGTACTCGAAGAAAAAGCAGTACGACTTCTGCCAGGGATTTGTGCCCCGACTGATAAACGTGCCGGCATTCGAGGGGATATTGATACACATAGGCAACACCGCAGCTGACTCAGAAGGTTGCATACTGGTGGGCCGCAATACCAAGGTGGGCATGGTTCTGGAGAGCACCAAGACCTTCCGTTCGCTCTACAACATACTGCGCACGGCCACCGATCCGATATACATCACAGTGAAATAGGCTAATAGTAATATTTATAGTTTTAGGTTTTTTAGTTATAATGGTTTATAAAAAAGGTTATTGAATTATTGTTTTTGTTAGTAATCGGGGCGACGGCGGTCGCCCCATTTTTTTTTGGTGGTAAACCCAAAACCCAAAATCGCGCAAAGCATAGAAATAAACAAGATTAAGATATGAAATGGATCACACTTGACGAGATTAAAGAGCAGCTGCGCATTGAGCCGGACTACGACGACGAGAATGACAAGCTGACGCGCTACGGCAACAGTGCCGAGGCCACCATACTGAACCTGACGGGCCGCACCTTCGAGGAGCTGAAGGCGATGAACCCTACGGGCGAGGACAAGATTCCCGACGACTTGTGGGAGGCCACCATACTGCTGGTTGTGGTGAGCTACGAGCAGAGCAGCCCCGTCAGTCAGTATCAGCTGTACGGCGTGCCCTACTCATTCAATATGAAAATTAAACCCTACATGAAGCTATGACACAGATAGGATTCACAGCAGGCATGCGACACCACCGAGTGACGATTCTGAACCCCGTAAAGACGGGCAAGACCTTCGGCAGCACCACCAGCTACGAGCGAGCTGGACGGGTATCGGCGTCGTATGAGTTCAACAAGGGCACCAAGGCGCTGCGCGAGGGTGCGCTGGATGCCTACGATACCGTACTGTTTCGTATGAACTTCTCGTCGAATGCCAAGATAACGCGCGACAGTCTGATCGAGTATCGCGGCAAGGTGTACCAGATTCAGAGTCTTAACGACGACTACCAGGCCAACAAGATAGTGATACGTGCCACCGAACTGGCAACGCCCGTCAACATTGTGCCCGAGCCAACGCCATCATCAAGTGAAATATAAAAACAGGAACTATTATGGAAAAGAAGACAAGAAATGTGGCAATAGTCCACTACAACACGCCCGAACTGACCGAGGCGGCAATCCTGAGCCTGCGCAAGCATGGCGGCGAGGATTATCGCGTGGTAGTATTTGACAATTCCGACCGCCGACCATTCACTAAGCAGATGCAAGGTGTGAAGGTGATCGACAACACTCACGGACAGATTATCGACTTTGATGCCGAGCTGGCGAAATATCCCGAGCGCGAGCCGCGATTCGCTATGCAGTCGAACTACGGCTCGTTCAAACACATCATCACCATCCAGAAACTCTTCGAGCTATTGCCCGACGGATTCTTGCTGATGGAGAGCGACATCATCATCAAGCAGTCGGTCGACCATATGTTCGACTACACGCACGGCACGGTGGGCCATGTGCAGACGGGAGCCATCGCGCACAATCCGCACAACATCGACCGCCTGGTGCCATTCCTCTGTTTCATCAATGTGCCGATGTGCCGCAAGTGTGGCGTGAACTATTTCGACCCCGAGCGATGCTGGGCACTACAGAAGGGCGAGCAGACGCGCGGCAACTGGTACGACACGGGTGCATCGTTCCTCGAAGACATCCGCAGCCACAAGAACGGCATCAACGGTCTGCGCATCGACATCCGCCCACTGATGGACCATTACCACGGAGGCTCTTGGAAAATCGACAACCTGAAGCAGCAGCTGGAGTGGATTGGTCAGCGCCGACAGTACTGGGCCACCGACGAGCACAACACCATCGAGGTGCAGCCCGACAACGCCAAGGTAACATCTACGGATGTGGCCATGTGCATCATCGTGCGCTGCGAAAACCCCTACCTGCGCGAGTGGGCCGACCACTACATCGCGCTGGGCGTTAAGAAGATATTCCTCTACGACAACAGCCGCGAGGGCGACGAGCGACCTGCCGAGGTGCTGACGGGCTACGGCGACGCGGTGGAGATAATAGACTATACAGC